ATAAATTTTATGTAGAACATTATGTTGAAATGATTAATGAATGTGTAAACAAACATTGTTTTACTCTCGGATCAAAGCATAAAAAATTATTATGGATACTAACTGCTATGTGTGGAGCATTAAAACAGCAATTTCATCCATGGATAAAACCTATGAAACGTGTACCGAACAAATCTTTAAAACAACTATTAACATTATATCCTAATGCTAAAGAAAATGATTTAGAAACACTAGACATTGTTATAACAGACAGAGAACTAGAAGAATTATTAGAAGCACATGGAATCGAACCAAAATAAATGCACCTATTGTGGTAAGACATTTGCACGTGAACGAACATTACAAGTTCATTTATGTGAGCCTAAACGTAGACATTTACAAAAAAACGAAAAATGGGTGCAAAATGCTTTCATGGTATATCAAAGATTTTATGAGATACATCAGCACACAGGCAAAACAAAAACATATGACGAATTTTGCAAGTCTTCTTATTACAATGCATTTGTAAAATTTGGCAGATACGTTATGCATATTAATCCATTATATCCCGAAAAATATATTGACTATGTAATATTATCAAAAGTTAAACTAGACCACTGGGCTCGTGATGATTTATATGAAGCATACCTTATTAATGCTCTTAAAAATGAACCAGTTGAAGCGGCACTACAAAGAAGTATTGCAACTATGATGGATTGGGCAGAAGAACAAAATGCACAATGGTCTGATTATTTTAGACTTGTGAATACTACTCGAGCTGTACAACATATTCAACAAGGAAAAATATCTCCTTGGCTGTTACTTGGTTGCTCTGCAGGTAAAAAAATGTTAAACTTATTTACAGACGAACAATTACAAATGACGCAAAGGTATATTAATCCAGAATATTGGGCAAATAAATTTAGGAGTTATCCAGCAGATCATTTGTTTGTACAAGAAACAGCCAAGGAGGCTCGCATTGAGTAAACTAGATATCGAAGTAACAGATGAATTAAAATTTGAAGTTGGTGATTGTTGTATTATAATAAAACCCAACGGAACAATAAGAAAAGTAATTTTACCAGAAATGAATAATAGAGTACCACAAACTGCAGGATATAAAAAAATGTTGAAAGTAATTGATATATTAAAACCTGGTGCAAAGAAAAATTTTACTGATTACAATAAAAGGAAATTACACTAATGCCTGATGTAGACATAGATTTTTTTGATAGAGACGGTGTGTTAAAACTTTTTAAACACGCACCAGCATCTATTATTAAAAATGAAAAAATTGAAAAACATAAAACTGGAGTTTATTTTCATGCAGTTCCAACTGATCCTATTAATGGACACGCAACACTAGATTATAAAAAAGCCGATGATAGAGGTTATTTTAAAATTGATTGTCTTAATGTAAACATCTACAAAAATATAAAATCTGAACAAGAACTTGTAGAATTAATGATACAAGAACCCGATTGGGATATATTAAAAGATCAAAAAATTGTAGATCAACTATTTCATTTAAATGGACATTTTAATATTGTATCCAAACTAGAACCTAAAAACATTGAGCAACTTGCGGCTGTATTAGCAATTATACGTCCAGCAAAAAGAGGACTAATGTATAAAGACTGGAAAGAAATATTAAAAGAAATTTGGGTTAAACCAACTGATGGTAGTTACTTTTTCAAAAAATCACACGCAGTTGCTTACGCTCATGCAATCGTAGTTCAGATGAATTTGATTAAAAGAGCTAAATATAACTTTAGTGCAACACAGGAAACGTAAAAGTACTAAAAAAATCAAACCACAAACTGAAACTCTACCCACTGAATTTACTGACGTTGAATTAGTTAGATTAATGGATCGAACTATTAAAACTAGACGTCCAGCAAAAGTACTGTGCCGTGGCACAGAAATTGACGAAGATTGGCTTTGGGATATTTTTCCAACATGGAAAAGTAACTGGCAGAAAAAAGGTTTGAAAATGAGATACAATAAAAGACAACATTGTATTTTTTTGAACTACTCTAAAGAGTTAGCAAATGCTTATCAGGTGTTTTTAAAATATACTAGGTAGGTCTTCTTACTAATTGGATTGTTCTTCGTTTTACCCGTTTCTTCGAAATTTCAGAAAGTCGTACAGTTGGGCCATGCACAATTTCAATATCTTTAGCACTTAAAGTAATTAACGTAGAACGGAAATATTTAAAATCTCCTTTAAGAAATATATTAATTGGTATTTTTCTATTAGATTCATGCCACCAAATTTCACCAGACTTAAGATATCTCATCTTATCTTGTGGACTCATGATTCTACCATAGTCATAGAAACTTATGACATGGTTATCTTGATTTTGTACAATACCAACAAATTCCATGTCGCCTTTACGAATAAGGCTTAAAAATGGAAATTTATCCTTCAATGTGTTAAAAATTTCATTCATCGTGTATCCATAAATACTGTTAAATATGTACTATGCAAACAGTCTCAAGGTATTTACTATCAAACTTGGTAATTGGTTATATAAATGGTTACCATGGAAGGAATTCAAAAGTGTACGATAGACGTATAACACTACATAAAGGGGTATCTAATCCGGTAAGTTTTACTTTTAAAAACGAGGATCAGAAAGCTCAAGATATTACTACCAAAACATATGAATTTAACATAATTGATTCTGAAACTAAAAAATCAGCATTAACACGAAATTTAAGCATATTAGACGACGGTTCTACAGTATCAACCAAAGGTACAGCATCGATTACAATATCTGAGGGCGATCTTTTAGATTTAGATGCTAAATTTTACAACTTTTCAGTTAGAGAAGTTAAGTCAGATAATTCTCGAGAAATTACATATGCTGACACTGGCTACAATGCCGCAGGTACTTTGGAAATACTTGATGGTGCATATCCTGATGCTGTTAATAGCACAAGTATATCTTCTTTTACAGTTACAGACGGACCATTAGCAAAAACTTCAAGTTCAATTGATGCTAAACCAGGAATAAACAATAACAAAGCATTACACACAATTGCAGTATATACTAAAAACTTTTCAGGTGCTTTAAGAGTACAAGGTACAATGGCTTCATCTCCTACAGGTGCAGACTATTTTGATATTACCTTGGATGGACAATCATCTCCTGTAACTTTTTCTAGTTCTACCACTGTTACCAACTATAACTTTTATGGTGTTTACACAAACGTAAGATTTAGTTGGGGTAATGATACTGGTAATAACGGAATCATTGACAAAATCCTATATAGACAGTAAAATAGTAAAGTATGAACCTGATCCAGAATACAATTCTGAATTCGTTACCTGCGAATAAAAAGAAAACACCTTCCGGGTGGCTATCTTTTAATGCACCCTGTTGTATACACAACGGGGAAACCCAAGATAAAAAGAAACGTGGCGGAATAATGACATCAGCTGATGGCACATTATCTTACCATTGTTTTAATTGTGGTTATAAAGCATCTTATGTCATTGGGCGAAAACTATCTCAAAAAATAAAACAATTCATGGCGTGGCTTGGCATAGCCGACGACACAATTAAAAAACTTGCCATGGAGGCTATGCGTCACGAAGAATCTAACATAACACAACCACGAAGAAGATTTGTAACATTTAAAAAAACAGAAATGCCAAAAAATGCACACCAATTATCTTTTTGGTTAGAAAAATATGTTGCAAAAGATTTAACACAACCACAATGGGAAAAAATAGATACTATATTAAATTATTTAAAAAGTAGAGGCATTGGTGCTGATTGGTACGATTTTATGTATTCTCCTGTTTCAATTTGGGATATAGATAAAAGATTATTAATTCCATTTTATTGGAAAGGAGATATTGTAGGCTATACAGGTAGAATATTTGAACAATCAAACAAAATAAAATACTATACTGATGTACAACCAGGCTACGTGTTTAATATAGATGCACAGGATTGGACAAGAAAATTTGTTATTGTAACTGAAGGACCGTTTGATGCTATTGCTGTTTCTGGTATTAGTATATTAGGATCAGAAATAAATGATGTACAGCGAGAAATAATAAACGGACTTGGTCGTACAATTATTGTTGTCCCAGATCGAGACAAGCCTGGAGAAAAATTAGTTAATCAAGCAATTGAATTTAATTGGAACGTAGCATTTCCTGAGTGGGATAATTCTATTGACGATGTTGCTGATGCAGTTAAAAAATATGGAAGATTGTTTACTATACAAACTATTTTACGATCTACAGAATCAAATAAATTAAAAATAGAATTAAAAAGGAAAATGTATGGCTAAAGAAATAAAAAATTTTATTTCAGAAATCGAACTAGAAAAAATTGTAAAGATTATGTCTAAATTGCCTACAGGATGGAAATATAAAGATACTGTTGGCACAAGTATCGGTATAGGTCATCCCTTAAGAAATTGGTTTAACAAACTTGTTTTTAAGAAAGTACAGAAAATTTTTGGCGATAAATGTAAAATGCTTTTTTCGATGTACTTAGACGAAGATGATCCATTCAAGATACATAGTGATTATTTTCATAAAAGGATAGGAGAGCCATTTATAACTTTTCTTATTCCGTTAAGTGTAGACAACAATAAAAATAAAGTACATCTAGCAAAATCAATAGTTTTTGACCAAATTGATACGTTTGTTGACAACGATATTCACACTAAAAAATCTTATACTCATGATTTTAAAAAAATATATAACAAACCTTTAGATAACAACGCTTCTTATCTCCATGAAACGGAATTAGCTCATCTTGATAAGAACGATTTAAAATTCTTATCAGTCAAAAAAGTTTTACCGTGGACAAGGGGTAATGCCATATACTGGGAGGCAAAATCATTACATTGTAGTAATGATTACAAACAAAAAGGAATGACAAGTAAGCAGGCAATTGTAATTCACACATATAAGGAAGAAGAATAAATGATTAGTTGGCATATTGAACCTACTAGTAAATGCACGTTAGAATGTCCTTTGTGCGATCGTACTTGGTTTTATGAAACATTTAAAAAAAGATTAATACACGAAATAAATGTTGATAACCTTGTAAATTTTTTAGGACAAAATGCAGACATTTCATTTTGTGGAAATAATGGTGATCCAATTTATCATAACAAATTTATAGAATTATGTTCAAAATTAAAATCCAATAATTGTAAAATTTCAATTACAACAAACGGTAGTTATAGAACAATCGATTGGTGGAAAAAACTTGCACAAATACTAAATGAAACCGATAAAATTACATTTAGTATAGACGGTTTAGAAGACACAAATCATTTATATAGAAAGAATTCTGATTGGAAAATGCTAATGGATGCTGTTCTTATTATGGCCAATTCTAATACACCCATTGTTTGGAAATTTATAGTTTTTAAACATAATCAACATCAAATAGATGAGGCCAAACAAGCAAGTAAAGACCTTGGCTTTGTTGATTTTATGTTAGAATATAGTGATCGGTGGCTTGATCAAAAAGATTTAATGCCCGATAAAAAATACGTGAACCAACATCTTACACATCAAGAAAAAGTTTTATCAGATAGCAATTATACGTTTTCTATGCGACCTAAATGTTTAAAAAATGATTTACCAAACAACCATTTATACATTGACGCTGAAGGTAATTTTTATCCTTGTTGTTGGTTTGGTACATATAGATATAAGTTTAAAAGTTTGTTCTCACCTAAAAACGGTGATTTTAACATAGCAAAATATTCTAGTGCAGACATTTTAAACAATGAGAAAATAAAAGATTTTTTTAATACAACAAAAGACTTTAACTCTGCTCACGAATGTTGTAAAATACAATGTGGAGGAAAATATTCGAAGAAGATTTGGGAATATGGAGTAAACAATGGCTGAATATACATTTGACGTACAAAAACTTTATTTAGAAATGCTATTAGCAGATGCTGAAGCATTTGCTAGAGCACAAAATATTTTTACTCCTACGAGTTTTGATAGACGATTACAACCTATTGCAAAATTTATAAAAGATTATGTTGACAAATATAAAGTTATGCCAGAGGTTAACCAAGTTAATGCAAAATTTGATATTAAATTAAAATCAGCAAAAGATTTAGATCCATCTCACTTCACATGGTTGTTAGATGAATTTGAAACGTTTTCCAGACACAAGGCACTAGAAAGTGCAATACTTCAATCCGCGGACTTACTTGAAAAGGGCAACTATGCTCCAGTAGAGGATATGATTAAAGATGCAGTAAGCATTGGATTGACTCGTGATCTTGGTACAGACTACTTTGAGGATCCGAAAGGTAGACTTGAGTTCTTAAAGAACTCTCACGGACAAGTCAGTACAGGTTGGCCAGCAATAGACAGAAAACTCTTCGGAGGATTTAGCAAGGGAGAACTAAACATCTTTGCAGGTGGATCAGGCGCAGGCAAAAGTTTATTTTTACAAAACCTTGCTCTTAACTGGGCACTGGCTGGCTTGAACGTAGTTTATATTTCTTTTGAATTATCAGAAGAATTAGCGGCAATGAGAATGGATGCAATGGTAACAAACATACCAACAAGGCAAGTTATGAAATCAATGTCTGATGTTGAGATGAAAGTTAAAATGGTTAGTAAAAAATCCGGTCATTTACAATTAAAATATCTTCCGGCAAGTTCAACTATAATGGACATTAGAACTTACATTAAAGAACTTGAACTTAAAAATAAAAAGAAAATTGATGCTGTACTAATTGATTATTTAGATCTCATGATGCCAAAAAGCAAAAAAGTATCTCCAAGTGATTTGTTTGTAAAAGACAAATATGTTTCAGAAGAATTAAGAAATTTTGCAGTAGGAAACCAATGTTTATTAGCAACGGCATCACAATTAAACAGAGCTAGTGTAGAAGAAATGGAATACGATCATTCACATATAGCAGGTGGTTTATCTAAAGTACAAACAGCAGATAACGTAATTGGAATATTTACAAGTAGAGCGATGAGAGAACGTGGCAGGTATCAAGTGCAATTTATGAAAACAAGATCAAGTTCTGGTATGGGACACAAAGTTGACTTAGAATTTGATGTGGATACATTA